AGTAAGGTCATAGTCATACTCTACATCAAAAGAATCTTTAGATTTTGAAGGTACTACTGTAAAATCGTCGCTATTTACTCTGTCTTTTAACTCAGTATAAACTTGCATTGGTAAAAAAGTTTTATCTCCTGCAGCAATACTGTTCTCAGCAGCAACTTGCTGTAGCTTTTCAGCAAAACCTTCTCCAAAAGCAGGTTCGTTCATAAGATCAACAGCAGACTGTGTTACTGTTTTATTATTTATTCCTGCAGGAGTATCTGCAATCATGTCTACTTTTGGTAGACCTGTTCCAACTTCACCCTTTAACCTAATATTGCCACCCATACTACCTAACGCATTGGGATCAACCTCAATACGCTTTGCAGTCTCTGCAGCCTTTTTAGCACCAGCCCTTATCGCATTAGCTGCAGCATCACCCAATCCCGGAACAAGCCCTACAAGAGCAGCCCCGCCTAGTGCACCCGCGAGAAAGTAATTAGGATCTTCTTTGTTTAATTCATCATATACTTCTTTAGCTGCCATAGCATCACCAATGATAGGTGTAGCTGATGCAACAAAAGTAGCTGCGTCTTTAAAGGATAAGTCAGTATTGACTCGTGGGGCATCTTCAACAGCTTTAGCAGCCTCTGCTGCCCAGCCTAATGCTTCCTCAGTCTGTTTACTTACTAAATCCATTGACTGTCTCCCTGAGTAGCTTTAATCGTCTAAGCACACTAATGGCACCCTGTGCTCTGTGTACCTCTACAGGTGTATCCGCATTTTCGATGATTCTATGCTGTATAGTGACTAGATCATCAATATGTGCATAAAACTCTTCGATAGCTTGCTTATTATTTACAAACTGTTTAAGCGACATTACCAGTAAACCCTTGCTCATCTGGTGTTGGGGCTGTACCTATACCCATCTGCGAACCACCGCCACCAGACGTATCAGCTACGCCCTGTGGGCCTTGTCCTTGAGGTGGAGCACCCTCTGGTGCTGCAACACCTTCTGGCCCTGCAGGGGGCTGTGAGGGCTGCTGAAAGCCCTTCAAGATCTCAGCTTGAATAGCCGCATCCTGCATGGAGTTAGTAACCTTGTCTGGGTCAAGATCCATAGACTTAGCAATCTCACGAATAATGTAGTCCATCTTAGCAAAAGGTGCTAATACTGGATTCTGTGCAACCTGTAAGAATTGCATCAAACGCTGTGACCGTACTTCGTTAGCCATCAAGCTCTCTGTACCAGACGCACGTACCTCTAGATCACCTTTAATCTTTTCATCAAAGTCAAACTGCATGTTAAATGCAAAGAATGCTTTACCTAGAGGACGAATCAAGTAGTCATCCACGTTCTTTACTACAGTACGGATAGAGCCGTTGGCAGCAGACATAAGCATACTAATACCAGAAGCGGTACGACCAACCCCAGATACGCCTGTTTGACCATGTGCAAAAGATGGAAATCCAGTTGACTCATCAGCCAAAACCCTTGCTTTATCAAATAGTTGCATGTTTTCTTGTGCTACGTTAGGAAACTTGGTGCCGAAGATGGATTGACCCATTGCACCCCCCTGACGCCTAAACACTTTTCCGGGGTACACAGATAAGTCTTGGCCCGGCACCATGTTTGTTTCGTCAACCTCAATGATTAAGTTTCCACTTAGTGCAGCATTATCAATAGCCATACGCATAAAGCCATTCATAAGGGTTTGAGTATCATCCATATTCTCTGCAATACCTACACCAAAGAAGCTGTAGGGGTTATGCTCGTATGGGGTAGCATAGTAAGGTATACGTGATGGCTTGAACGGGTTTAGTACCATACGCAGTACTTCACCATTACAGATCCATACGTTAGCACTTACTTCATCTAAGTCTTTCATAGAAGTAGGTATCTTAATACCGTGCTCTTCTAAGATGTCTGTATCTACAAAACCCCAAAATTCTAATACTTCCCAACGCTCAGACTCAGCATGAACCTGATTGTCTTCCATAGTCATTTCCCAGTGCTTCTGCACATAGTCTGGGCCTTTGGCTACTGCCATATCAATAGCATCATCCATAAAGTATGGGCGTGTCTTGAGGGAGCGTAGCTGTGTACGTGACATCTTGTGACGCTCAATGGTATACTCAGCATCATCCATAGATGTAGCTTCTGGGTCAGGGTAGAAATTCCACACACTTACATGATTACACTCAGGTACAGTCTTTATAAGTGGGTCATAATCACCTTGGTCATTCCAATTAGGATACTCTTTATCTACAGCAAATGGGCCTTTCATAACGCCCATACCAAGAAGAGCCATCTCAAATGCCATAGAGCGTAAATGCAAAGAAGCACCAGACTCATTTAGCTGGTCATGGATCTTCTTTTCCATTCGTTTAGCTGCAACCATAGCAGGGTGAAATGTAACAGTGGTAGGCGTTGTGCCATCACCTTCGACAACCTTTTCTGATACGGATTCTAACTTGTCGCTGAGCGGCCCTAAACGCTGCTTTAGATCTGCGAGCGTTTCTCCGGGTTTTAGCTTCTCAGTACCATCAAGTAAGTAGGGCCGTGAAGGCTTGTCTTGTGTTACACTTTTAAGTGCTTCACCTGCTGCTGCGGCATTAGGGTCAATGTTGATGTGTACTGATTCAGCAACACCATCAGGTAAAATAGATGGGTCTACTGACATAGGAAACTTATTGTTACCAAACAAAACGTCAACAATCTGCCCATATGCAGCTAAGGTCTTAGTCTTCGTGACTTTAACAAATACACGAGACTTTTCTGTGTCTGTAAACTTTACGTCAGGCCCGTACAAACCACGATAGTTGCGGTAAGCACGTAGCCACCTATCTTCATCACTTCTGCGAGCATCTTCTGCCCTGCTAAAACGTTCATCAACAAAGGATACAATGCTAGATTTAGCTTCAAAGATGCTATCCTCTGCGTCCTCTGCAGCTACAACTTCATCTGTATCAAAGGTTACTTCGTCAATATCTGCCATGTTTTAGTATCCAAATGTTGTGTCTTGTGCTTGAAAGCCCTGATTTGGTTTGTCAGGAGTATAATCCCATATACTTCTACTACGGGGTCTAGTCATAACGCCATAACGTAGGGCATCATATAGGTGATCTTCTGCTTTAGTATCTACATCCTCTGGGTTCTTTTTATCTAGAGGTATAATAGGTATTTGCGCTAGAGTGTTTGTACAGTTACTCATAAAAGCAAGTCTTGGCTTCTCAGTAAACTCATCTACCTGTAGACGCCTATGTATTTCGTTCTTACCTGCTACACGAGAGCCTCTAGATCTATCAGAAGGACGCCAACGGCAACCCTTCATGTTCATCTGTTCAGCCAGTGATGGCCCAGTATCACCACGGTTGTGCCATAAACTAGAATCCAGAACGCCATATCGCATACCACCATCATTAGCTTCCGCTTCCAGTATCATATCAGCTAAATCAGAAGCTGTAACTTTAGAACAATAAAGCTCCCTGTAAACGATAAGCTGTTCGTCGGGAGCGACAGTAAACCATAAAACTCCTGTATAACTACCGTAGCCGTAGTCGCAAGCTCTAAACTTAACCCAGTTGTCTGGGATTTCAAAAGGGTCAATGACATGAAGGGATCTGTTAAACTCTGGGAAAGCTGCTCCTTCATTGACATCCCAATTACCCTCTAATAGTTGTTTTCTTTGGTGCTCTGGTAAAGACAAAAGCATAGCTTCGTAGTCACCAGTATCGGCTAGGTATGGGTTGTCAAACAGACTAGCAGGTATAAACCTACGCTTAAACAGAGGTTGACCCTCTTTGCTGTGGCCTCTAGGGAATGTAATAGTATCCCCTGTTTCTATGTTAGTTGCCCAAAAAGCTTTATTAGCTGGTGCAGGGTCAATAAACATCTTTTTAACCCAACTATGACCGCTGCCACCAGGGTTAGTTGTAGCACGAATGTACAAACCTAAGTCTGTACTATGGGCAGACCTCAAGCGACTTCGCATATAATCGAACGCATAAGGGGTAGGCCACTGCGTTAGCTCGTCGAAGCCTATCCAGTTAAACGCCTGACCTTGGTAACGAGTAACGTCCATATCTTTATCAAGATACGACATCCAGAGCCTACCACCTTTCGGAGTAGTCCACTGACTTTTACGCTCAGACCACTTAATGCCCGGAACAGCTTTAGGATAAAGCTCTTGGCTTTTCTGAATAAGCTCACGTAATTCCTCTGTAGTATGTCGTACAAGTAACCCACTAAAGTTTGGATCATTTAAACCATGTAAAGGGTCAGCAAGCATTGCATAACTCTTACCGCCACCTGCTGCACCACCATATAGTACCTCACGTTCAGAAGCGCTTAGAAAGTCTGTTTGAGGGCCGGGGTTTGGCTTGAATACCACATCCTGTGCTACCTCAACATCAAACTCTGCAGCAACTACTTGCGCTGGTACAGTTTCTTTTGGTGTGATAACTGCAGCCTCACTCTTCTGAGTACGCTCCGATACAACCTTTTTCGAGCCTCTCGATTTCGGATAACGCCGTTTCGAGCCGCTTGGCAAGGTTCCGTTTAATTGTAGCAGCTTTTTTACGTCTTCGCTCAATATCTATTCTCTGTCTAAGACCTGCATGTGAGATGCTACGTCCAGTTTGTTTTGTGAGCCAATTAGCTACATCTCTGTAACTATACTGTTGAAGATGACGCTTTGCAAGCTCTAAGGCCTCTAACTCAAGAGGTACAGGCTGTAATAAGCCTTCGTTGTCAGGGTGTATCTCATAACCAAATGGCGGCTTCTTAGATAGTCTGGCTATAACGTGCCACTCTTTCTCTTTGCCGCGTTTTGGTTTAGGTAGCTCCCAATACTCTAAGTCTCTGCTTATGTGCTTTGGTCTTACTATTCGTTAGTACCTTCTTTTGGCGGTAGATAAAAGACGCCACCACTTGAGGTAACATCAACTTTATCTACTTTACCAAGTCCAGCACGATCAAGCAAGTCTTTAGCGGCACTCATCTTATCTTTTATCCCAAGCTCTGTAGGGTCAGACAAAGCCTGTACCATAGCCATTGCAGCTTTAGGCGCTGTACGGGCGAAATAAGATCTTGTAGCTTCTCCAATTTCATCTTTAAGTGCCTCCACTATAATGCGAGTTGGTGTGCCGTTACTGTAACCTGCCAACTTCTTGGCAAGCACAACATCACCACCAGCATCATCGAAGAGTACTTCTAGAAACTTTTGTTGGTTTTCTGTGAGGTTTCTTGCCATATGAAGTTGTCCTTTATAGATAGGCTTGCCTTATAGTTTTATGAAGTTTTACTACAAAAGCAAGCTTTATTTTTATTTAAGCCTCTGTTAAGACCAGAACCTGTCTGCCTATCTGTATCACCAGATGATACGTGAGTAAAAACTGTAAGGCTAAGAATAACAGGAATGCTGTTTCTTAACCTCACTTATACTCACCGTATACACGATTGTATATCTCACCACGAGAAATACCTATATCGTGTAGCTCTTTATTAGACATATTCTTTAAAACCCAGTAGTCTGCTCTACGCTGCTGGTGATTTTGAATACGTGTCAGTAAATTCTTAAACATTGCACTATCTCCTTATGTTGTGTGCATGGAGATAGTTATACTTATATGTTAGCGCTATAGTAGATACAAAAAATGCATACCAGCTATCTATTAGGGTTATAGTGTTCCTGTACTGCAATGGTAACACCTATATCACCACCGCCATTAAAACAAGTTATCTTATCACCTGCGTGTAGATACAATCTATCAGAGGTGATCATGTTGTACACATCATTACCTGAAATAGATTTATTATTTATAATAGTGTAGTAGGCATTATCTTCCGCATGATACCACTGAATAGAAATGTTGTCTGTCTGTGAAGCCCCATTACTTACATGTAAAAACGTCACAACACCATCAAAGTTAGTAGGACAAGTGTATAATACATTACTACTTGCCCCACCAGCAGTAGCTGTAACTGGAATACTTTTAGTAGCTGTATTATAAGGGAGTGATGACATTACGCTTCCTTAGCTTTCTTATTCTTAGGAGTAACAGCTTTCTTTACTTTATTGAAGATAC